TAGTCTGTTCCTGGTTTTTGTATAACACCATCATGAGATACTAATAACTGTGCTGCAGAACCTACTTGTGTTCCTAAACTAAATGTTACATTAGAACCATTGTAAGTATTACCACTTGTGTCTAAGACACTAAAGGTTCCGTTTTTTATTGATTGTCCTATGTATGCCATATTTTACTCCGTTGGTTCTTGAGGATAATTAACCCTAACACCTTTTTCATCATATTTTAATTTTTCTTTAACATGTTCTTTAGTCGTTAAACCATTAGTTAAATCTCTTAGTTGTTGTCTATATGTTTTCCATGCACTAGGTATTTCAGTTCCATCTTCTTGAGATTTTGTAACAACCCAATCGCAATCAGATAACTTTTGGTTTCTCTCCTGTCTTAAATTACGCATTGCCCTTTCAAACTCTTTACCTACCCACGCATCTATTTCTGCCTGAAATTCTTTACATTCTTCTTCAGTTAAAGCTATTTCTACATTGTCAACACATTTAGGTGCAAACTCTTTACCATTATAAGTTGCTACTTTTGTTTCATTATTTACTGAATATGCCATTAGCTTGTTAAATCTCCATATAGTGTTACTGTTCCTTTCATAGCACTTCCTGAATTTAAAAATATTTTAAATTTAGTAAACTGCGTTGTAGCGTCATAAACTCCACAAAATTGTGACCTGTTCGCATGAGTAGCGTTATTGCTATTAGAAGTGTTATACCCTTGAGGCACATAATCACAATGACCTCCTGCATACTTTCTAAAATTTGTTTCATTAGGATTAAACATATAAATATACGCTAATGCTCTTGATTGATTAGTATGATAACTGTCAGGACCAATTGCATCTTTTGTCATTTGTAATTTACTACCATCATCTGCATAACTAGAAAAATCTTGATTTTTACTTGAACCATCATGCTTTGTAAAAATATGGGTAACAACTGAGTGTCCAAAATCAGAGAATCCTCCTGAATTACCATATTGAAACATTAAATGATTACTGTCACTATCTGCTAAAGGTTCTATAGTTGCAGTAGCAAAAAAATGCCTATTTCCGTTATCTAATCCTGTAATTTCAAAAGATGTTGTGCTTGATGATGTTGAACTAGACACTACCTCATACGCACCATTTGTACCAGTTACTGTGCCCGTAAAAGCAAATGTGTCACTTAAATCTATTCCTGTTGATGCTACTGTTGTCTTACTCATCTATCCTCCTATGGTTTAGTAGGCCAAGTTGCACCTTCACACTTAGCTACTGTATCTTTTCCTGCAGGTAAATCTCTTAGATTTTGTCGATATGTTTTCATATCATCACTAAGAGTATTATCTGATAAAGCCAGATAATCTGTCTCTGCTAATAATCTGTTTCTTTTTGTTCTGAGGTCAGCCAAGGCTCTAGCAGGAGCTGCATCAGCCCATGCTTTCTCTTCTGCGTCCCTGGCGGTCTCTTCTTCCGCTGTAAATTGGACTTTTACCCCGTTTATATTGTGATATCTTGGCATGATCTCTCCTTTATATCAATTTCTCTAGTTAATTCCATACATTTCTATTGTACCTGAGTCTATAGTCCCTGAGGACATTGTAAATTGTACTGCATTTACTGCACTAGTCGTATTTCCATATCCTGAGCCTGTAGTATTATAAACTGCATAATCACCATTTGCTAAAGTAGCAGTTTGTATTAATATATGCTTAACAAAAGTGGTTGAACTTGGGTTAAATAAAAACATTTCACCACACATATTTGCATCATTTGCATTAGATATGTCATCACCTATAAATTGTGTTCCAGTACCTTGTGCTAAGTCAGTTCCTGTTTCATATGTTAAAGCTGCACCACTGTCACCCTCATTATGATAAGCCTTAAAACTAGTAGTAGTTTTTGCTACATTATAATTACTGCCTCCATCAACAGATAAATTATATTGTAATCTAGTAGCGTTATTAGATGGATGTATATCTATAAATCTAAACTTATAAATATTATAAGTGTTATCTATACTGCTTGTAAAACTTAAACTACTACTACTAGATGCTGTTTGTGTAGCTAATTTTGTTTCTTCTATACTAACACCTGCTACAGAGTTAGTTCCTGTAAAAGCATAATTAGCAGTTAGGTCCATGGATGCAGGTTGTATCTTACTTAATGCCATATAACGCTATCCTCCCTGCATCCATTGTTCCTGAAGATTGTTTAAACTGTATTGCATTAATAGCTGATGTTGTATTAAAATAACCTCCAACACGAATTACATTATTATTATCATTGCCCGTATAATCACTAGCTGTTGAAAAAAAATGTGTAACAAAAGTTGTATTACTTGGATTAAACAACCATAACTCACCACTAGAACACTCATCATTACCATTACCCACATATCTGTGAATTGTTTGAAATGATGTTCCTTGTGCTTGGTCATGATTGCCATCATAACTTACCGCAGCAGAACTACCTCCCTCATCATGATATGCTTGAAAAAAAGTAGTGGTCATTGTTGTATTATAGTTAGAACCTCCATCTGTGCTACCTTGAAATTGTAAGTCCGATTGGTCAGCAGATGGATGCATATTATTAAATCTAAATAAATATGTTTTATATGTATTATCTAAATCAACACTACTAGAACCATCAACAAAACTTAATGTACTACTAGAACTTGCATCTAAATTTTTAATTAAAAATAACTTTTGTGTAGATGTTGCTCCAGTTGTTGTACCTGTAAAAGCATAATTATCTGTTAGGTCAAAAGAGTTTGCTGCTAATTTACTAAGTGCCACTATACTACTCCAAATAAATCTATTGTTCCGCCTTGTATTTCACCAGAGGACATTTTAAATTGAACTGCATTAATAGCACTTGTGGTGTTAGCATATCCTGCCACAAATTCATTAAGGCTGTAGTTACCATGATTATAACCTTGTAATGTTGAAAAAAAATGTTTAACAAAAGTTGTTGAACTAGGGTTGTATAACTTTAAAAAGCCACTTACACTTTCATCATTTCCATTACCCAAACCATTTAATAAAGTTTGATAACCTGTGCCTTGTGCTAAATCAGTACCAGTATTGTAAGTTAAAGCAGTAGCACTATCGCCTTCGTCATGATATGCTTCAAAAAAAATAGTAGTCTTTGCAACATTATAATTACTGCCTCCATCAATACTTACATTAAATTCAAACTTTTTATCATCTGTTTCTGCGTGTATATTATTAAACACAAACATATATTCTTTATATGTAGAATCTATACCACTAGTAAAACTTGCAGTGGCATCAGAACCATCAGAAGTAAATGTGCTAATTAATACTAAAGGTGTTTCATCAGCTAATCCCGATACTGTGCCTGTAAATCCAAATGTACCTGCAAGATTTAAGCTATTGGCTTTAACCTTGGATAGTGATGTTCCAACTTCTCCAAATGCCATGCTAGATACCTATTAGTTTATATCCACCAAAATAACTTGTTACGCCTTCACTTTCATTATGCTCAATGGCAGGATTACCTGAAGCATCATCTAATATTGCAAAAACTTCATAATAGTCATCAGAATCTGCTAAATCCATAATTTGCATATTTAAAGCTATTTGATTTGCATCATTAGTAGCAGGGTTATGTTTTGTAGAAAATATTTCTGTTCCGTTTTTTTTAATACTAATTCTAAAACTCTCTAATTCAGCATTACCAAGAGATTTACCATGAACTTGAGCAAAAAGAAAATAAGTACCTGCTACTGTTGGTGTAAATCTATAATTACTTGAGTGGTCGTATTTACTATCTGTATCAAAAATTTCGGTATCAAATTGAACTTTTGTTAAAGTATTGTCTGTTATAGTTTGGTCTGCTGACATCTTTACCATAAACGCAGGTGTGTTTTGAAAAAATTGTGCATCAATTCTTTTTACTGTACCTGCATCAGATATTAATAATTCATCAGTTGTTGCAGGTATTGCAGCTAAAGCTGTATGTCCAGATATAACAGAGTTGTCAAAACTAGATGCTGTTACAGAACCTGCTGTTGGTGAAACACTAGCAACAGTCGGTGCTTGATGAACCACATAAACATTATTTGTGCCACTAGGAGGCGCGGCTGTAAATGTCAAAGTAGTTCCGTCTACTGTGTATGCACTGTTTGGGTCTTGTCGAACATTCTCTACAAAGACTTCTATGTCTAGTGCAGAGTTTGCTCTCACATCTAATGTAAAAGCTGTCGTACTAGCATCACCACTAAATCTCTTTCCTACAAGAGAACTAAATTGATTGCCTACGTCTATAGGTGTACCAACGTATGCCATTCTAGGTTATCTCCATAATTGATATAGCTATGTCTGCTGATCCAGATGCTGTCAAAGACAATGTATCTGTAGCTTCCATAGTTAGTTTATTACCAGCCATTAACTCAAGTGTACCACCAACAGGAATAGGTGCATTAGTAACAAGTTCAACCGTTTGATTGGCTTCGTTGTTTGCACCTGATCT